CAATACCTGCCGAGAGCGTATAGGTAGCAGCACCTTTAGGAGTTGCCGACCAAAGACGCTTAAGCGTCGAAGCAAGGTTGAAGGAGAGAGAAAAGTTGTTGATGCCGAGAAGTCCTTGACAGTTGTGGGAAGGCTTACCAAAGATGAAGGGTGAAAGAAAGACAGGTTCTGTGACAACAGTCTGGACGCTAATTTTCCATGTGTTTGTCGTAGAAGAAGTAGAGGTTGGAGAGTTGTCAGTCCATGTACCATTGACGTAGCGGTCAATTTGGATGGAACAAGGATGTGCTCCACGAGGGAGAAGGGCAGTGTCATACGATGCGTTAAGGAGAGAACCAAGCACGTTGGAATTGGTTGCTGGGTCTGCTTGGTCTTCATAGAGTAGGAAATTGCGGTCAGTCATGGTTGGCGTCATACCATTGAATTTCATTATATCTGCTTCATCCGTCATCTTCATGAGTGAGGGGAGAATGTCCTGAAGCGAAACTGAGACTGTAGTGTTGTTGATAGTCGCCTGTGCCGTGGTCATAATGGAAGCAAACGGAAAAGATTGAAGTGCGTCCGTTAGACCATAGTTAAAAGCGGATTGACCTGATACAACACCAGCACCAATATTAATAGTAAAGGAAAGACCAGTGGTCACCAAAATATCCCTAGACACTACAATGTTCTCACTGGGGACTTGCACCGAAAAGGTTACAGAACTATTGCTAGGACTGCTTGCTGGAAACGACTGATAGGTAGTAGAAGATGCTCCACTCTTAACAGCGTATTCCAAATCTGAAGTAATATCATGAATAGTTGAATCGGTCACAAGGGTGGTCTGAAAGTCGGAGCTCATATCTTAACTTTAGAATATATTTTTTAAAAGGGTTTTTTTATTTAAGTTTCTTAAGAAAGGCAAGTTTAATAGTCACCGAACCACCACTATTTAGCGTGAATGGGATAAGGTGACCTGTTCTAAGTCTATAGTAAATTTGGATATCAATGTTCGTCAAGGGGGTATTCCCAAGCATGCTAATACGCCTAAACTCCGCCGTTGGACTATAAACAAGGTTGGGACGGTATAGTCCTGTATTGCTCACAATGTCCGTAATAATGTTGGACTGTGCCGAGTCACTACCAGTCAGTTTTTGTAAATTGTTCTCATTCAAAATGAAAGGGGTAGAAACTTGAGATGGAATAATAGGCAAAGTATTGCTACAGAACACAATTGCCGTAATTGGACTCCATGCCTCTGTCGTAGGATACTCTTGGTAGAGCGTGATTGCTGTCCATGTAGTCTGCGTGTTGGGAACTGTGATGGTTTGAGAATTCGTGCCACCAATGTCAGTCACAGTAAGACGGTAGTTGCGTCCGTAAGTCACTCCTTCATATCCTAAATATTTTGCTGGAAAACTGCTAAAGAGTGAATACAATGGAGCATTCATATAAATCTCAATGTGATCTGTATCGGCAATGTCAAAATACGAAGAATTCGCATACATTACCGCACTGTTTGACGTGCTATCCCAAGTTAAAATGGGAGCATAAAGACTGCCTACTAAATCGTTGTTGCCTCCTGATACGGCAAGTGCCTTAAGGGTTGTATGTGCTTGTTGAAGTGCTACATAGACCAAGTAGCAGAAATACGTGTATGAATAGGCATTGTAATACCCAGAATCCAAATTAGCATGCCCATTGTAGCACTGGGACGGAGGTGGAGGAACTGTAGCACTCGTGTCTTGTGGAATCCAGTAGATAGGCACTTCTGCAATGTATGTTTTATATTGAAGTGTGACTGTATATGCAGTCAAGTCTCGGTTTGCTTGATTTGGTTCAATGCTTGGTATAAACAAAGGAACAAGACCAGTGTCTATAGTAAATCGTGTGACGCTTAAATCATACAACTCTGGACATTTAATAAAGGGAATATCTCGGTTCTCATTGTAGGAAAAGGGAAGAGGTTTTGTCGTCGTGCTTGATGAGTTGCTTATCAAAAGGTCAAAATAAATGTGGTCCGGTTCGTTTTCTCTCTTTGTCGTATTAAGGAAAGACATGATATAGTGTTAGATAAAAAATTGATTTAACCTTTTTTAAAAAGTCTATAAAATGATTGGTCGTGTCTATAAAATTGTTTCTAAAGACAAGACTTATGTAGGAAGCACAGTTTTAACTTTAGAAGAGAGATTGAAGGAGCATCATAAAAATTATAAACAATATTTAGATGGAAAAGATGTTTATTATTCTTCCTATGAAGTTCTAAAGGACGAACATACAATTCAACTTATCTATGAATGTGAATTTGAAACTGAACGAGATTTACATAGAATGGAAGGTAAATACCAACGCAAAATAGACTGTGTCAATAAAAGAATTGAAGGAAGAACACGACAAGAATATAGACAAGATAATCATGAAGAAATGCTTAAAAAGGAGGAACAATATCGTCACGACCATAAAGAAGAATTACTTGAAAAGGCGACACTATATCGTCAAGAGCATAGAGAAGAAATAAATAAAAAAAGAAAAGGATATTATCAAGAGCATAAAAAAGTAATAATTGAAAAAGCAAAAAAAAAATATACTTGTGCTTGTGGGTCAGTTTGTAGAATAAGTGTTAAATCAAGACATGAACGCACCAAGAAGCATCTAAAGTTCATTGGTAACGTTTCTGTTCTACATCAAACTGACCTCCCCCTAGAATAGAAGGACTGTGTTCGGTAATGGGGTTGTAAGATGTAGCGGGTATGACCTCATCACCTTTATCCAGTTTTGTAAAAGCACTCACAACATCCGCCGAAGATTTATAGACCTTGACCCCCTTGGGTTTGCGACCGATTATAGCGGGGTTTAAAGTTTGACTTTTCCCTGATTTTGTAAGTCCTTCTTTTGCTAATTGCCTTGATGCTTGTCCTGTCTGTGAATGACTTATCGTCTCAACATTATCAACCCCATATTTAGCATTGACCGCCTTTTGAACATCTTCTATGTTCTTATAGCGTTGAGTTTTTTTATATTGTCCGAGCAAGATAGCTGGGTTGTTAATCGCCCAATCCTTGACACCTTTACTGCCTTGATGAGCTACTACCACTTTGCCACTGGGATTGACATAGACCTTACTTCTCGATGTGGATAATTCAGGGTCTATCTGAAATTTTCCGATTGGTTCAGGGTGGTCTTTATAAGAAGCATTAATAAATAGTTTAGTCGCCTTTTTGCCGAGTGATCCTCCTTTCATAATATAAACACGATATTTTATTTTTTTTCTCACGTTTATTTATGTCCTACCGTTCCGTGATTGAACAACAAACTATTAAAACGAGCAATTATTTTTTTATAGGAAGAAGTTTAGCAGGGACACTAGAAACAGTTACCTCTATGGAATTAAAGGGGAAATATTTTTTCACCTGCATTTTTGCAATACAAGGTACTGCAGGAGTAAATGAAGATTCAGACATGAGAGCAGGGCATGTACGCTTAGTAGAATATCCTAACGTAGTTTCGTTTGGACGCACCCTTAGTGGTATATTTGAAACAGGAACATTTGAAGTAAAACAACAATATAGAGATGCATCGGATTACGCTATTCATCTTAAATTGGTGAAATTGACTTGAAAAAAATTTTAATATATGGATAGAGTATGTCCTTTTCAAGCGTACAATCTCAACAATTTGGAAACGTGCAAAATTATAATTTAGGTGGTGGGGCATCCTCTACGATAGGTCAAGTTCTCTATACAAATCAAGATACAGGAAAATATGTTTATAGTCTCAATCTTATAGTGTCGTGTTCAGGCACAACCTTTACCAATTCTCTAGTTAAAGTTGGACAGAATCTTTATGACACAGGTGAGACCATTACAAATGTATTAAAATGTGATGTCACTGGTAAAACGACCTACTACCTCAATCTTGCAGGAATTGAACAAGACGATTTTCAGATTTATTTATATGCAACTACGGCAACCATCAATAAACCAGTGACTTGGTCTGCAACACTACAACTTACAAAAGTCGTCTAAAAAACATGAAAAAAAAATAAAATATTATAGTAGAATATGAGTTTCGCCAGTTCAAAAGATGTGATTCAGGTGTATCAAAAAAATTTGTCACAAACCACGCTACCAAGCAATATTGTGATTTTAATGTTTAATGAAGTCTTACCTGAAGGCACATATTTTTTATCGTATTCGCCATATATGACAGCATCCGCAAATTTTAATACCATCACGTGTTGGATTGGAAGCGGATTTAATACTGGTACTGAAAATGAAGTATCCTCTATTTTTGATACTCCTTATAATTATACGAATATGGCGTATTTTACGCCTTCCATGTCAGGTGCTTATGTAAGTGATGGAGTTACACCCTTAGTAATTCGTCTATCGGCTAACGTTGCCAGTTCTGGAACTTACAATGCTTTTGTGCCAACTTCTGGTTCGTACGACTTTAATTATATTCGTCTCTCTTAAAAATAAAATCTTATAAAAGAGTATGAAGTTCATATCCTTATCTCAGTCACCCCGTAAAGACAAGAAATACGTTATACGTTTTGAAGAACCTAACCTTATAATTCACTTTGGGTCTAAAAAATCATCTACCTACCTAGACCACCACGATAAATTGAAACGAGAAAATTACTTGAAACGCCACTCTGTCAATGAAGACTGGAGTAA